CACAGGCTCCAAGCCAGGGTTCAGCACGTTCTTCGTACTTCATGCCCAGGACTTCAAGTCCCTTGACGTACATGTCTGCCCAGTCTTTGCGGGAGTTGATGTCCGCATCTACAAGACCGATCAGATCAGAGGCAAGCCCCTGGAGGTCCCCCTCGTCCATGTACTCGGCGAGGTTGGCATCGAAGTCTTCGGCGGTCTCCCGACCCGGCTCCAATTCAATCTCTACCCCGCCAATCCCGATCTTGACAGACTCGGGGTCTTCAATTTCAATCTCAACCATTGGTTCATCTCCCATCTCTTCTGGGAGAAGGGGAACCATTGCCGGGTCGATATTGGTTGCCATATTGGTCCTCAATAGTACGCAACCCTACGGGGCTGCACAGGGTAATCTTTCTCATCACTGTCGATGGTGATGAAGCCGCCTTGCCTGAATCTCATCAGGGCCTGGGATGAGGAGTCCACGAGGTCGTCGTTGTCCCCGTTTGGGAATGAAGCCATCTCTTCTTCAACTTCCTCTGCCCACCTCTTTTCCGGTCGCCATACTACCCCGGAAGCAAACAAATCGCTAATGGAATTGACCCGGGCGATCTTGTCCTGCCCCTTGTATGGGGTGTATTCGGACAGCGGGATACCCGCCTTCCTCAGTTCATAGATCAAGGGAGCGCCTGCGGCCCTCTTTTCGATGATCAGAGTGTCGGGGTTCCACTCCTTCCACATCTCCATCGCCTTCTCTTTGAGTTCCGGGAACTCCATCCGGTCCTTGAAGGCGTCCAAAAGGATGATGTTGGGCTTCATTTCCCCGTTTTTGTTCTCCCGGTAGAAGACTCCCCAGGTCGTACAGGCTGAATAGTCTGCCCGGTTGTGCTTTTCGAAGGCCGTATCCCAGGACTGAATGACGTAATCGCAGGACGGGGGGTCCTCGTCGTGCCAAATCTGCCAATACTCGCGCTTGATGATCGCGCCTTCCTCGGAAGTGGGGTTCTGTTGGTACTGAGCCTCCCACTTCCCGACCGGAATCTCGGCCTTGATGGCCTCCAACTCGTCTTTTTTCCAAAATCCGGGCCAAAGAGGGTTCCCGGACGGAAGAATTGCGGGAAATTCAATGACTTCCCAGTCATCCGTACCATCTTTTCCTGAATTTTTGAGAATCTGCCCCGTCAGATCACGCTTGGCCCACCGGGTCATCACGATAATGATGCTTCCCCCAGGCTGTAAACGCTGACGCGGGCCGGATGTGTACCACTCATACACCCCGTCATAGACCTCCGGCTTGCCTTGCTTGGCTTCCTGCTCCGAATGAGGGTCGTCAATGATCAGGATGTCAGCGCCCTTACCCGTTACAGCACCTCCAACACCGATAGCGAAGTAATCTCCGCCCTGTTCCGTGTTCCAACGGCCTGCCGCTTTTGAGTCGGAGGACAGTTTGGTCTGAAAAACCTTCTGATAGTGGTCAGACTGGACAAGGTTACGTACCTTGCGTCCGAATCCAACTGCCAGTTCAGCCGTATGGGCAGTCTGGATGATCTTCTTTTGAGGAAACCGACCAAGGAACCACGCCGGGAGCAGGTAAGAGGCGAACTCCGACTTGGTATGGCGGGGCGGCATGTTGATGATCAGCCGTTTAAGTTCCCCCCTTGCGACTCTCTCAAAGGCATCTGCCATGATCTTGTGATGCCTACCTGAGATAAAGACAGGCCACATCTGCTGTACAAAGAAGAGAAAGGACTCCTGGCACCTCTGGACACGGTCAAACTCCAGAAGTTGCTTGATCTTCACTCTCTCCTTCTCAGGAACCTTGTCCACAATAGACAAGTACTGAGCAGTCTCCTTCTGAGACAACAGACTCACTCGGAGTACCTCGCTATACAAAACCTGCGGTTTTTTCTCATAGGGAAGCAACATCCTTCACGGATCGATCTACCACCTTGATCGCGTAGAACTTCCGGGGCTTCTTCTCCAAGTGCCCCTCCTCCTCAAGCCTCGTCACGATCCTGTGCATATTGGCTCGGGACTTCAATCCCAAACTTTGGGCCATCACGGCGTAAGACGGAGACACCCCGTGAATCCTCAGGTACGCCCTGATAAACCTCAGCACCTTCTCCCACTGAGGAGTCATCTTCTGCCGAGGTCTCATCCCTTACCCTTCATCTCAACCAAAGCCTCCTGAATCTCCCAAATCCACTTCGCAGCGTCTTTGGACTTCTCCAGAGCCTTCTCCAAATCCTTATCCAACACAGCGTCGTGCAAGTCCTTCAAAGCACGTTCTGCCTTCATCGTGGGGTACGCGTAGTCTTTGAGCATGGTAGGATTTAAACAGAAACACTCGTTCGTGTAAACTCTTTTCCAAAATTTATATACCCCCCGGGGGGTGGGCTTTTGGCGTGACAAGGGGGGGTTTCTGTGGGGAGGTATTTGCGAGAGTGGATTTGAGCGTATACGAGCGGAGGGTGGTCACTTGCACACAGCGGGGGGTGCCACCACGGTGGGGTCGCGCACCCAGGCCCATGCGTTTGCACGGGGAGCCCAGGCGTTTACACAGGCCGCACACGCACCACGCTGCAACCCGCGCCAGTGCTTGCTCTCCGAGACCAGTACCCCCTCTCTCGCGTCATGCCTTCTTCTGCACAGTGCTGAGGAGGCGCAGGTGTCCCGCGAGTTCCTTGCGTAGTTGCTCTGCGGTGACTGGTGCCTGCTTCTGTTCCTGTGCGTCACGGAACATCCCTGCGGTTCTGCCCAGGAGTTCTAGGGCACGCAGGCGAGTGCCTTCCTGCTTCCCGCCTCTGCTCAATGCCACCAGTGCGCGTCCCACATACCTTCTCGTGGCCTGTATGTCATCAGCCAGTGCTTCCTGGGTCTCTTCCCATCCTGCTTCGACCATGCGTTTGATGCGTGGGTCTTTCATCAGCCTTGTGGCTGCTGCTCCGATGGTTGATGTTTGGGCGGTGGTGTTGTTGTAGGCATCCCGGTATGCCTGGACTCTGCTCTTCCCCTCTATCACTCCCTGGGCAAAGGCTATCTGTGCTTTGGTGAGTGGTCTGCTCTTTCCTTCTGCTATTCCTACCACCTGACCATCGGGACGCAGTGATGGCCCTTCTGCGGTAACCGCTGCCTGTTCGGCTTCGCCTATGTCCTGGCCGTCCTCTGCTAGTGCTGCGAGCCGCGCCGCGATAGTCTCTTCGAGGGCAGCCTCGTCAACTTCCCTCTCGGCATCATCTCCGGCCTCATCAAGCAGCCGCTCGTAGTCTTCCCTCAGTACCCTTGTCACGGTCTCACCCCTTCCACCTGTACAGAACCCCATACTGTATGGGCGTCCAGCCTGTTCGCATTCTGCGGTGTAAACGCCCCCGCCGTCAACCCATCTGTGGATAACTCTGGGGATAACCTGTGGACAAGCCTGTGGACAACTTGGTTAGTGCTTGCTAACCAAAACCTGTGGATAACCTGTGCAAATGTGGCAGTCCCTGGACATCTCAGGGCAACCCATACCAAGGCACCACCCGACACTTATCCACAGCCCCATCCCCACATATCCACAGCCTTATCCACAGATTTGGTTAGTCCCTACTAACCTTCGGCAGGGCAACTATATAGATATGTCTTCAGCCCGACCCCCCGGCTGTATATCCGTCCAGTACTGGATAAATACCCATCAGGGTAAGCGATAGTGCCACTGGCACTTGTGTAAACGGTTGGACTAGTGCAATACTTCGATCCATCGCAGCACGGTGCTGCACAACCAGGAGCCAAGACCATGACCCAAGCCACTATCACCCTCGACCTGGGAATCGCCCAGGAGACCCTGATCGCCCTTTGGGATCGCCAACATCAACTGGCTGAAGACCTTCGGAAGCACGGCCAGTCTGAAGTGGTCAAGGCCATCATCGACCGCCAGTCGCGCCGAGTCCAGGCAGCAATAGACGCCATCGAGTCCGCAATCACCATCGAATCCGTTTAATCACCCAGGAGACCAACATGGCAAAACTCACCGTATGGATCGCAGAGCAATCCGATGACCACCCTGCCTACAACATAGTGGCCCGCACCAAGAAGGATGCCCTGCGTCAGATAGCCGAGCGTCCCTCGACCGACTTCGAGGCCCCCCGCAAGGTCGAGATTTACTACAAAGATGCATTCGGCCTGTTCGAACTTGTCACTGGGGAGGGTGGTGGCAGAAGCCTCTGACCGACCCCCGCTGCTGATCGCAGCGGTCTGTCCCGGCGGCAGACCAGTGCGATCCCCGCACCAACCCAGGAGCCCCCTGTGAAAACCCAGTCCGTGACCCTGATCCGCAACCGCCTCGGCTACCTGTGGGCCGAGACGGATAAGCAATACAAAACCCTGAAGGGTGCCAAGGTTGGCATCACCCATGACGCGAGGCGACTGGCCCGGCGCGGGGTTCGCGTTTACACAGTCCTGACCATCATCGACAACCTTTGAGGAGTGGCCCCGTGATCGAACTCAAACAGACCCTTGGCAAGGCCGCGCTGTACAGGCGCGAGACCTATAACCACCGCACCACCCCGCTCATCGAGTGGGTGGTCAAGGTGGGCGACCGCACCGTGCGCGAGTGCGCCACCCGCAGGGAAGCCTTGGTCTGGCTCGCCATCTACAAGGACTGAACCGTTTAAATCAGGAGACCCACCATGCACCCGTTCTACCTTCGACTGTCCATCGCCGCCGCCGTCCTGGCATTCGGTCTGTTCCTGATCTTCATGGAAGACCGCCGTCAGAAGCGCGAGGCCAAGGCCAAGCGCGATGCCTACCGCCTTGCCTACATCCGCGAGTGGGGCCGTGAGCCCCCCACCCTGTACTGAATACCCGACCAATCTGTAGGGACTAGCACTGTTCAAACGCAAGCACTAGCCCGACAATTCACCCCACTGTTTGCACAAACCCCCAGGAGATTGAGATGAACACCACCACCGCCCCCCTGTTCCCCACCCGCGAAGAGTGGCTGCTCGCCGCCATCGATGAGGTGCGTCCCCTGTTCGATGCCGTGGGTCACAAGTTGACCGACAAAATCCGGGTGACCTGCGGCTTCCCTTCCACCGCCTCCCGCTCCGGCGCTGTTGGCCAGTGCTTCGCCTCTGCTGCCTCTGCTGATCAGCACTATGAGGTGATGGTCTCCCCCGTCCTGGACGATCCCCGCGAGGTGATGCAAGTGCTGATCCATGAGTTGGTGCATACCCTGCCGGGGTGCATGAATCACGGCATCACCTTTCAGACCGCCGCCTCTGCGGTGTTCCTGGCCCCTGGCAGTTCCAAGGGGTGGAAGGCCACCGTCCACGCCCCCGGCTTCGATGCGGCCTATCAGTCGATCATCGATGGCCTGGGCACCTACCCTCATGCCCACCTGAAGATGGGGCAGGCCAAGAAGCAAACCACCCGCCTGCTCAAGGCTGTGTGCCCCTGCTGCGGCTACACCATCCGGCTGACCAAGGTATGGGCAGACAAGGGTCTCCCGGTCTGTTCCCTCGACAACACCAAGATGGTTCTCGCCTGAAGATAGTACCCCTTCCATAGGAGATTTAAACAATGAACGCTGCACAGATCACCATCGAACTCAGCAAGATGAACGGCCCCGACCTGTACGCCGCCGCACTCGGCGTGGGGATCAACCCGATGGCCATGACCAAGGCCCAGTGCATCGCCGCCCTGCGCGATGAAATCGTGGCGCACCGCACCACCCTGGGCAATGTGCAGTCCTACCGTGGCCTGGGCAATCCGGTTGGCCGCTCCCAGGCGGCACCCTCTGCCCCTACCGTGGACACTGCGGTGGCTGCTGCCGCAGGCCGTGCCGAGGCGGTGGCACTGGAGGCCAAGACCCAGTCCGATACCCTCACCGCCCAGGTGCAGACCCTGAAGGCCAGTGTGGCCGGACTGTCCGAGACCCTGACCAAGACCCAGGGCGAGTTGGCCGCTGTGGTCAGCACCAAGGGGCAGAAGGCCGCAGTGGAACGCGCCATCGCCAAGCAGGTGGCAGAAGCATTCGGCCCCATCAAAGCCGCTGCCGAGGCCAATCAAGCCCAGGCCGCTGTTGTCGCTGCCAGTGCTGCCCCTGTTGGCCAGGACACCGCCTGGGCTGTGTTTGGGGTCGATGTCCGGGATACCCGTGGCAACCCCATCATGGTTGATCTGTGGGGTCACCCTGATGCACCCGCCATCGATGAGACCTTCATTTGGACTGAGGCCAACCTCGCGCCCCTGATCACCGCCCAGGCTATCCGCGCCAATGTGTGGATGGGTGGCGAGAAGGGCACCGGAAAGACCGAGACCGCCCGACAGTTCGCCGCCCGTACTGGCCGTGCGTTTACACGCATCAACTTCCACAAGTTCACCACCGTGGAAGAGTTCATCGGTGCCCAAGGTCTGACCAGTGGCTCGACTGGGTTTGTCCCTGGCCCCTTCCTGCGGTCATTCTGCTCGACCCCGGGCTCGATCACCCTCTGTGATGAGATCACCAACTGTGACCCTGGCGAACTGGCCTACCTCAACGGCCTGCTCGAACCAAATGGCCGTGTAAACATCGGCGGCGCAGTGTGGGCTGCTGCCCCTGGTGCCCTGTGCTTTGTGGCTGACAACACTGGCGGGAACGGCGATACCTCGGGCCGCTATGTGGGCACCCGGGTGATGAACCCTGCCCTGCTCGACCGCTTCGCACTGAAGGTGCCCTTCACCTTCCTGCCCCTGGAGCGCGAGATCGAGGCGGTGGTCAAGCACACTGGCTGCAACCCCGCCCTGGCAACCCTGGCCATGCGGGTGGTCACCACCGCCCGTGCCAAGGTGCAGACGGGTGAGGTGATCGATGCGCCCTCGATCCGTCAGGTCATGGCCTGGGTTCGCGCCATGCCCACCCTCGGGGTGCGCCGCGCCTGGGACTTGACCGTGGCAGCGTCCCAACCCGCCGAGTCCACCCTTGCCATCGAGGCTATCTTCACCGCCGAGGTGAATGAGGCTGAGTTGCAGGCTGCACTGTGATAGTGGGCGGGGTGTTGACGCACTAGCACCCCGCACGGTACAATTGTTCGCACCAACAGGAGATCGAGATGCACCAGGATTCATTCATTGTCGGACTGTCCCGCCGCCCCTTCGTGTATGGGTGGGAACTGCGCCGCGCCATTGCCACCCTGGCCCAGTCGCTGCGCCCCATGATGCCTGACCATGTTCAGTTGAAGGTGAGTTGGGAGTCGATCCCCACTGCCTGTGTAAACGAACGGGGCCATATGAAGTTGGCTGCTGTGAAGGATGAGGCCAAGGTATCCCGTGCCCTGTTTGTCCGGTATGTGGGGTTCGTGCTGCATGAGGCGCTGCACCTGATGTACACCGACTTTGGCCCCCGCTCCGGCGCCCCGTACATCGACCGTTTACACAATGCGGTCGAGGACATTTGGATCGAGCGCCGTGGCATTGCCAACCGGGTGACGGGCAACATCGAGTCGGTGCTGACCAACCTTGTCGGGCAGATGGTGGAGGAAGCCCTGGCCCAGGTCACCGACTGGGCAGACCCCCGCCAGTATCCCTTCGCCCTGGCGATCTATGGTCGCCGCTACGCCAAGCCTGTGCCCCTGGCCAATGGCCTGGAACCTATCTTCGCGGAAGCCTCGCGCCGCATCGATGCTGCCGACAATTCCCACGACACCTTGAGCATCGCCCAGTGGGTGTTCGACCAACTGAAGAACATCGAGAACCAAAGCAACCCGTCCAATGATGGCCAGGGTGAACAGGGTGACCAGGGCGATCAAGGCCAGGGCGATGGCCAGGGATCGAGCGGCCAGGATGTTGGCAACGCACAGAAAGCATCAGCCTCGATGGACTCCACCGAGGTCGAGCCCTCTGTCGGCGTGAGCCCCGAGATGGGCGGCGGCAATTCTGCTGATGATGATGTATCCCAGGACGGTATGCACCTGTACCGCCATTCGGTCTACGACATCTCGATCAATGTGCCTGCGCGGCTTCGCTATGAGGTGCGCCGCCTGTTCGACAACTCCGGGCATACCCTGTTTACACCGGGTCGCCGCTCCGGTTCCCTCAATGTGCGATCCCTGCACCGGGGTGATGACCGCCTGTTCCAACGCCGTGATGATGTTGATGGCATCGACAGTGCGGTGTCCATCCTGATCGACCGCTCGGGTTCAATGTGCGGTGCCCTGGGTGATGCCTGCTCAGTGGCCTATGCCCTGGCAGATTCCCTGATCAACGCCGAGGTTCAGGTGCAGTTGATCACCTTCGGTTCCTCGGCCTCTGTTGCCCTGCCCTGGACCACCAACCGCAGCAAGGTGCGTGATGTCCTGAGTCGCGTGGGTTCCGGTGGTGGCACGAATGACCGGGGCGCTGTGCGTTTGGCCCTGGAATCCCTGCTCGCCCGTCCTGAGCGCCGCCGTGTGATCTTCGTGCTGACTGATGGCCGTGGGTTCATCGATGATGTCCGTGGCCTGTGCCAGTCTGCCAAGGCACTGGGCGTGACCGTGATCGGCGTGGGTATCGGGTGCAGCGTGAGCGACATCTATTCCCAGGCCATCACCATCAGAAATATCAGCCAGTTGGGTGAGGCCGTGTTCACCCAGATCAAGTTGGCGGCGTGACCGCCTTTTCACTCAGGAGATTTAAACAATGGATACCAATCAAGTTGAAGCCCTTCTCTCCCGCCGTGTTGGCGTGAACGCCGATGGCGATCCGGTATGGGTTGTGTGGCGCGATAGCAAGCCCTGGGCGTCCGAGAAGGATAAGACCTTGAACATCACGGTTGGGGTCGGTGCGTATCGGTACACCACCATGTCCGCGCAGCAAGCCCGTGACTTGGCGATCAACATCCTGGATATGGTGGGGGTGTAAACATGAAGACAAGTGAACTGACTGGAGCCGCGCTCGACTGGATGGTGTGCGTGTGTGAAGGCGAATCCCCAAGCCGATACACCCGGTACTCAAGCGACTGGGCGCAAGGTGGCCCGATCATTGAGGAGCAGGAGATATGCATCAATAGCCAACCGCTCCCGGCTCACCCCTGGGTTGCAACCATCTATGGCAGCGCCCAGGCCAGTGGTTCATCTCCACTGGTCGCCGCCATGCGATGCTATGTGGCCTCCCGCCTTGGCGATGAGGTCGATGTCCCCGATGAACTTTTGGAGGTGGCGTGATGTGGAACCATCGACTGGTGCAGATCAATCACGGCCTGGATATGGAACCGTGGGTTGAGATCAAGGAGACCTTCTACAACCCCGATGGGTCCATCATGGGATTCAGTGATGCCTGCCTGGGCACTGAGTACCCTGGGCAGATGGTTGCCCTGCTTCAGCGCATGATCGATGACATCACGCGCAACCCTGATGTCCTGACCCTTGATGCAGCGGTTGGCCCCAAGACTGAGGAGGCTGCATTTTGAACCCGCACAGTCATGTCGTGGCTTTGTGCCATGTATTGCAGACCGTCATCAACACCTACGCAGAACAGCACGAGGAATGTGATGTAAACGATGTGATGTCTGCCCTGGCCTCGATGCTTGTGCAGTACTGCAAGCAGTTCGATGTCCCGCGCACTGAGTTGCTTCGCAATGTCAGTTTCACCTTTGAGAACACCGACATCATGGGGGTAGATGATGGACAAACACATTGAAGAACGAGCACAGGCAGGCACCATGTTGGTTGTCTACATCGTGGCCTATGCCTTCGCCATCGCCGTGCTGCTGATGGACCTGCTTGTGTGGAGGCCCTGGTGATCTACGCAGTGACCAACCGAGACCCGCTGTTCCTCAAGGAAACCTACAAGCACCCCGACATCCAACTGATCAACCACGAGGGGTTTGTCCCCCCGGGTCAGAGATACATCACCTGGGACGGACAGTGGAGGCTGTGGAAGATGTTGCCTGAGCGGGTGCCAATTCCGCAGGGCAGGTTCAGGACACTGAACACCGCAGTGTTCTATTCGAAGAAATGACAAGGGGCCTCAGGGCCCCTTTTCTTTGGCCAGTGTTTGTGTCGCGTTAAGCGTTTACACGCACAGCCCGCTTCTTCTGTCTCTTCTGTACGGTTCTTGCGTTTACACGCATAGCTCAAATCCTGAGCCCCTGGCTGCTTTTATAATCGCACATCAGTGCGATTATAAAAGTCCCCCCGCTTTAGATGCAATTCAGATCGATACATTTAAACGCAACGGGTACATTTATTCGTGGAGGATGAATTTAAACGCAGATGCACGAGGTTCAGATAACTAACTGGACCTCGGCGGATTGCTAACTGGACCTCGGCGCTGTTTGATTTAAACGCACTCCAGCACGCGGGCTGGGTAAAAATTCTTACGCGGGCATAAGAACTTTTACCCTGCGTTTAAAACTTGTCGAGGTCTTCCGAGTAGGTGCCTGCGGTCTTGTTGAAGATCAGGGTGGTCTCCCCCTGTGTCCCGACCCACCGATACCTACATTTCCAAATGGCAATCTCCACATGGTCGGTCTGCCTGTGGACTGTCACCCCGCAGTCGGCCTTGGCCCACCACGCCATCGAGCCTGAGATGGACATCCCGTCCGGCCTTGGCTGCTCTGTCCCGCTGCGTTGAATCTTGGATGGGTGGGCGATGAAGAAGGTATGCACCTCATGCGCCTTGCAGAACTTCTGCACCTTGGTCAGCATCTGACTGATGGCGTCTGTCTCGGTTGTATCCCTGCGGTCCAACTCGATGTAGTTGTAGGGGTCGATCACCAAACCCCGCACGCCCATGCGTTTAACCGCAACACGCGCCCTCTCCAGGATGGAGTCCAGGGTGTTGGGTTCCTCCCCGTTGGAATCAATGAAGAGGAAGTGTTCATTGACCCACTTGAACGCCTTTTCCATCTGCGCGGGGGTCATGCGGTCTGCCCCTTCGAAGAAGCGCAGCCGTGTGTAGATTTCCATCAGGCGCGAGATATGTATCTCAGGCTGATTCTCAAACGAGCAGACCGCGAACTTCCAGTCATGGTCCCGTGCGAGGTTGACCATGATCTGATCAACGAAGTTGGACTTGCCCGACGAGGGGTAGCCCGTGACCACACTCAACTGCCCCGGCGCGATGGTGTAGATCGTGTCCAGGGATTGGTAGCCCGTGCTGAATCCCTTGCCCGTGCCCTTGCTGAACAGATCGTTTAGACGATCAGCGTAGGTGCCTGCGTCGGACAGACCGGCGATTGGGTATGGCTGCGCGGCGGCGAGGATTCCGTGGATGAGAGTAGTACCCTCCCGTGAGGGGTCGTTGAAGACCTCATTTAAATCTTTGGCATCGAACTTGGCCGCTCGGCATTTGTCCTTCCCGATGCGCCGTGCCAACTCCTCCGCGAGGGCCTGCCCTGGTGCATCCTGGTCAGTCGCAAGAATGATGTACGGGGCCTTCTCCAGGACCTCCCGCGCATTCCATACGAACGCAAACTTCTTGTCTTCAGAGGGCAGAACCTTACCGTCTGCCACCTTCACGGGTGCCCCGCCAGGGACGGACAGGACATTGTCTACGCCACATTCGTGGAGGGTCAGTGCATCGATCTCCCCCTCAACGATCACGATGGGACGGTCAGGGATGATGTTGTCCAAACCGAAGAAGTCGTGAGCGCCGCCGGACTCCTGCGTGAAATCTTTATCAGGGAAGGATCGGTACTTCACCCCAACCAAGGCCCCGTCACGGAAGTACGGGAAGCCGATGCAGTCTGCCTCCTTGTTTAGACGGGCGAACCACTTACGGCCTGCAAACAACTTGTACTTGTCTGCGGTTTCTTTCGAGATGCCTCTGCTCTGGAGGTACTCATAGTGAGGACCCTGGAGTGCGTTCTCCAGAATCTTTGGTTGGGGGACTGCTGACAATTTAATCTCCTGCCTTCTTTCGGGTTGGACTGCCCCGTTTGCATCGCAATGGTGGCAATAAAACAAAACTGCCCCGTCTGACTGCTTCGTCAGGGTCATCTCCTTTAAACGAGACTTCCGGCGCGACGAAGAGCAGAAGGGGCAGACGATCCGGGAGGTCTCTCCCGGGAAGTCATCGAATTGAATCACTTCATTGATCCATCAGGGTTCCGTTTGAAACTGCGGTTCTTGGAGGGAGGCTCAAGGCGGTAGCCATCTTTGTTGGAGCCGCCCTTTGAGAGGGCTTTCACATGGGCAACATCCTTGCCCTTGCGTGCCACGCCCTTCTTGTCCAGAGCCCGACGAGCCCGTTGGCGTTCCATCCGATCATCATGCTCACCCCGCGCCATCGCGGTCTTGTATTCTTGTTTGTAGTTCCTCTTGAGCATTGGCATGATCGTCTCCTGATCATCGAATCGTAGATGGTTCGGGCCTCTTGGGCAATCTGTTAAGTACGCAGTGTCAAACCGTGGATGGCCAAACATTCCTTGAGATCGTTTAAAGACCTCCTGCCCATGTTGGGCGTCTTCAGCCATTCGATTTCCCGCATCTTCAGGACATCCCCGAGGGTGTAGGCACCCTCTGCCAGGAGGATGTTCCTCAGGCGCATAGTGAAGTGGCGCGACCGACCCAGAACCTCGATGGGCCACTCCAACTTGTCTTCAACAGGCTTGGGACGGTACGGCTCAAGCACTTTGGCAACGAAGGCATGGACGGACTCGGCAGTCCATGTCGGATGTGCCGCCAGGACAACCTTGAGGATTTCGAATTCCTTCTCATCGATCCCGATGTTGCTCATGCTGCCTCCACCAGATCAAGGCCACGCTCATAGCACTTGTCGCCCACGAAGTCGACGAGGTCCTTGCCGCCCTTCTTCTCGATGGCTGCTGCCAACTCCTTCGTAACCTTGGGCCCGTGGTGGTCCAAGATGAATTCCAACAGGAGATCGATGGCAATGATTTCGCTGTCGATCTTCTCCTGCAAATGCTCCATCTCCTCTTCAAGGTTGTCGAGGAGGGCTTCGTATGCTTGCTGCATTCTTGTCATGTTAAATCTCCTGTAAATCGCCCCTTACGGGGCGTTGCACCCAAGACTCCCCCTACCCCGTACTAGTACGAGGAGGAAGAGGTTGCACCATCCCCGAAGGGACATCCACATGATCACAGAGTGATCCCCCGGGCCTGTGGATACGACGAGCCCCACGGATTGTTCGGGAACTGCCCCCTAGCCTTGCGGCGTACCGTGTCGCGGTTTCCTTCCGAGCAGCCCCACTTGCGGCCCCTGCTGTCGTGCGGAGTACGGGCGAAAAAAAACCGCTAAGACAGACCCCGGTGGCAACATCCCTTAGTGGAGGGAGTACCCCTTACGGGGTCGGAGTCTGACTTAGCGGTTCTCTCTGCCCGTTGCCACACAAGCAGTGTTCGCACTTTACCAGATCAGTAGTGCCTGTCAATACCCCTTCGAAGAAGACCACAAGACTCCACCCATAATGGGAAGCCAAAGTTGGTCCGGGAGGGGCGTGTTTGAAGTTTAAACAACCAAAATATCTGTTTGAAATCAACAGGTTAACTGTTTCCAGGACTTTTCGCGGAGTTGCATTTTTCCCAACACCAAGGTGCCTTTTGGAGTACACTTTGGGTGCGGGCTGACTGGTTCGCAGTGTGTTTAAATCTCCTCCTTTGCGGCCCGCCTCTTGCGGGCCTTTTTTTCGGGGATTGGCAGGACATCCACGATGATCTCTGCCCTGGGGTTCTCCTTGTCCAGGCCCCAGTAGATGTGCTTCTCCTTGACCTGACGGTCATTCACATAGAACACCCCCTGGAGCAGGTCCAGGATGAGGGACTCATCCAGGTCAGGACGCCTGGACGCATAGAAGATGTGCATGGTCACCCGGACATCCGTCTCGATCAGCGGGCTGATGGGCTTGGCCTGGGCTTTAAACACATCTGAGTAGTTCAGCGCCTTCTGACTCTTGATCAGACGGGCCATCCCCCCGATCTTCACAACACGCCTCTGGTTGGCCTTGGATGCAGGCTCCCCATAAATAATTTGCACTAGTGCTTGACCACCGTTCCAGATGGTGCTATCGTCTGTTCCCATGTTCAACGCGATGCCTCTCAATCGTCTATGAAAGTAACCAACAAGTTCGGTGTCCCTCAGACACTGGTGACCTTGGCGACAAGGGAATACTACAGCAAGGGCGGCTCGCAGTACAGCGCCACCGAGTTGCTTTCTCCTCCGAGGGTGCGCCGTTTGCGCGAACAGTACGACTCTGCCATCGAGACGGATGTCACTGATCTGATGTGGCAGATGCTTGGTTCAGCCCTCCATGTGGTCATGGAGCGGGGGCAGACTGATGGCCATGTGACCGAGGAGCGCATCTTTGCGGAACTGGATGGGGTGACCGTGTCGGGTCAGATCGACCTCCAGTCCGAGGAGGATGGCGGCGTGGTCATCACCGACTACAAGTTCTGTTCTGCCTGGGCCGTGATGAACGAGAAGCCCGAGTGGGAGCAGCAACTCAATGTCTACAAGTGGTTGGTCGAGACGGTCAAGCGCAAGAAGGTTGTGGGCCTCCGCATCTGCGCCCTGATCCGGGACTTCAACCGCCACGAGAGCCGCGAGGGCTACCCCGCCGCTCCCATTCAGATGCTTGAGATACCGATGTGGGACAGCGTGACGGCTGAGGTTTTCATCCGGCACCGCCTGGAGATGCACCGCAACGCCAAGGTGTCTCACGACTTTGGGGAGCCGCTGCCCGAGTGTTCCCCTGAAGAAAGGTGGCAGTCCGAGACCACCTACGCAGTGAAGAGGGATGGCAGGAAGACCGCCATCCGGGTGTTCAAGAACATCGAAGAGGCCAACGAACTGGCCGCAAAGGAGAAAGGCTATGTCGAGGTTCGACCCGGAGAACCAAAGCGATGCACAGGAAACTATTGCGGGGTTGCCGCATGGTGTGAGCAGTTCCAAAAGTCTGCTGTTTGAGCAGAAGAAGAAGGAGTGGTGGGAGTGGCACAAGGCCAACCCTCAGGTCTGGCAGTACTTCGAACGCTTCAGCATGGAGGCTGTCGCCAAGGGCAGGAAGAAGATCAGCCACTGGCTCATCATCAATCGAATCAGATGGGAGGTGAACATCGTCACAACAGGAGAAGACTTCAAGATCAGCAACGACTACATCGCCTTCTACGCACGACTGTGGAAGGCCAAGCACCCGCAACACAAGGACCTCTTTACAACCAAGAAGATGATTGGAGAACCAATTGAGCACACCTGAAAAGCCCCCCATTGAGCATGAACTGCTCAAACTCAAGGTCAAAGATTTCACCGAGCAGAAGCAGGGACTGACCTACCTGTCATGGGCTCATGCCTGGGCCTGCGCCCTCAAGGCAGACCCAACCGCCAACTTCCATGTCCACACCTTCGAAGGCAAGCCGTACATGGATGTAAACGGTACGGGCATGGTCTGGGTCGGCGTCACGATGGGAGGCAACACCCGCACCTGTTGGCTCCCGGTGATGAACCACCGCAACCAACCCATCCAGACCCCGGACGCCTTCCAGGTCAACACCGCCATCATGCGTTGCTTGACCAAGTGCTTGGGAATGTTCGGCCTTGGTTTAAATGTCTACGCAGGTGAAGACCTGCCCCTGGACTTTGACCAGACCGAAGCCAAGGAGGAGAAGAAGGAGGAGGTGAAGGAAGAAAAGAAGCAAGGGATGACCGCGCAGGAGAAGGCCAACATGACCCTCTTCGCCAACACCCTGGTTGAGTATTTGGAAATCCAGAAGACGGGGGCAGACCTCAAGTCCTACTGGAAGTCCAACCAAGGGCAGATCGATGAGATGAAAGTCAAGATGCCCGACCTGTACGAGATCGTTCTCGGCAAATTCAAAGAAGCAAAGGAAAAAGCAAATGGCTGATTTTGAACACCGCAAAGATTCCGGCCGCCTGATGGCATCTCAATCCAAGAGGAACGAGAAGTCACCCGACTACTGGGGAGAGATTGCCATTGACGTCAAGGACATGACCAAGGTCCAGAAGACAGAGGACGGTTACTACGTCTTCAAGATCAATGGTTGGAAGCGCAAGACCAAGACAGGTACGACCTACCTGTCCCTTGCAGTGGATCGTTTCATCCCGAAGAGCGAGGGTCAACCCTCCCGCAAGGATGTGGACGAAGAAGATGTGCCTTTTTAATCTGGAGATTTAACTCATGTCACTCGACACCATCACCATCAACACCCCGGTCAACACCCCGGCCCCCACGGTTGCAACCTCAAAGCGCAACGCCATCCTGGCTTATCGCTTGTCCAATCCTGGCGCATCTGCCAAGCAGATCACCGATGCTTTGGGCGTCAACCTTCAATATGTTTACAACGTGCTGAAGGAGGAGAAGCGCGGCCCGAAGGTCAAGCGCAAGTTGGGCCGTCCCCGTAAGGTGGTTGCACCTCTGGCAGTCCCGCCAGTCAAGCGTGACCCCGAGTTGGACAACCTGCGCCGCTCTGTCAGCGAACACGCAAATATCGTGGACGGCCTCAAGCGGGAGATTGAGGAACTGACCATCATCATCGCCTACCTTGAGCACCGTTGTGCAAGAGCGGAGGGTTCCCGTGGCCCTGCAATTTGAAGCACGCAAGGTCGCACTGAAGCAGGACAGGACAGGGTTCATCTTGACCCTGTCCATCCACCCGGATGAGATTCCAGTGGAACTCATGCGGGACTTCGTGGGGGCACGCTACGGCTGTGCCCTTGTGAGGATTCAGGACGACGAGTCACCCACGCCATATAACAACCGAGTCCAACAGGCCGCTATCTTGTGTAAACGAGAGGCCTTCTGGGAGTTCCTTGTGGTCAAGAATGAAGAGGAGGCAGTCGAGTCTTTGTGCGGCTACCTTGGCATCCAGTCTCGATCCGAACTCAACGGCAACAAGATGGCGCAGGAACGGTTCGACGAGATGGTTAAACGATACGAGGAAAACAATGACCCCTTCTAAGAAGCCACCACTCAAGCCGTTCATGGCTTACATCGAGGAGGATCAGTACGCCAGGATGCGTAAGTTCTCCACCAAGAGCCGTGTGCCCATGAGTCACCTGATACGAGAGGCCATTGACATGAGGATCGCGCCCAACGCCCCCTATGTCGATGGCTACAACGCAGGTCTTCAGAAGGCTATGGCTGTTGTCTCCGGCAACAAGGCGGCAGAGATGCGATTCCCATCGGGCAAGTCCTTTGCGGAGTTGATCAATACTGACCTTGAAACTGCCCTGATGGAGAAGAACGATGAAGTTGAACGGAGCCCGGAACCAGTGTCGGGGATGTAAACGGTACTTCAACTCCAACGGGGCATTTGATAAACACCGGACCGGCGATCACGGTGTTAACCGTCGATGCATGACGGACGAAGAGATGATCGCTAAAGGGATGGTCTTGCGGCCTGATGGATTCTGGCGCGGCGAGGCCATGATTGGTTATCGAGAGGAAACAGAAACATGAAACACATTCTTTCAACGCTTGCTATCTGCGTCTCTGCAATCACTGCCCCGGCGACGGTGCAGGCTCGGGCAGGAACCCTGGTCAGTTGCGACTTCATCCAGACCCGTGAGGGCGCTAGGTATGTTGGCACTTACTGTGCTGACTTCCAATGCACCTACCACATCCGCAGGGTGTTTACATCGTACTGCCCGTTCAGCATTTGAGGTGCCACATGGATAACTGGTTTGTCATCGCAATCATCGTGACGAGTGTTGCCGCTTGGTTTAACCACGTCTTCACTTGCTTCGCAGAAGGTCTATGGGGATTCCTGATTGCAGGAGCATTGCTCTTCCCAATCGGCATCCTGCATGGCATCTACCTGTGGTTCAAATGAAGACGCCGTGCTACACGACTAAGACGGGGCTGAAGATCGGGTGTGCTTATCAGCCGCCCCTTCGTTCCCTGTCTTACGAGGAAACGAGGATTCAGTCTGCCCTGTTGGGGGGAAGGAAGCACAGCCTTTCCCTCGGCGCGGCAGTCTGGATTTGTTTGGGCTTGATCGTCGCAATCGCATGGATCGCAAAACCTTAGAGGATGGGCTCGATGACGTTGCGCTGTTGGCAATCTTTGCCTTCGTGCTGTTCGTCATCGTGCTGTGCCTTGTCATCTGGCTTGTTTAAAGGACACCTATGAAATGGTTGGCTGATTGGCTTGCCGTGGCGTGGCTGCTTGCTGCCCTGGTTGTAGTGTTTCTCGCCCCATTCGTGGTGGCGGCGGTCCTGATCACTTACTTGTGGGGGATGGTATGAGTTTGAGAGAAGCAGCGCAGCAGGCGCTTGAGGCGATGACGGGCGCAGTCGATGAGTTGCCACACGCAGGCTATCTCAATGATGCCATTACCGCCCTCCGCGCCGCGCTTGCGGAGCATGATCCCGCCGTTCAACGCGACCTTGCCTTCCAAAACATGGCAAGAATCATTCGCGAGTTGAAAGAAGAGCAGCAAGGGGGGCAGGAATGACCCCGCAAGAAGTCATCCACATCAAAGCGGCCAAGTACGCCAACACCTGCAAGGAGCAGTTCCTTCAGAAGGTCAAGGATGGGGTCATTGAGCCCCGCACCAAGAAGATGGAAGGGTGGATATGGATGGCTCACTACGAAGGCTACAGGGATGCGCTGCAAGACCAGTTGATGGAGCCGAAAGAAAAGTACACATGGGGCACCCCGCTGCTAGATGCCTTCCTGTTGGCACCTGAACCGGGGCAACTCAAAGACAGGGGGACGAAATGATCAAGTTGTCCTACAAAGTGATCTGTGATTTGTGCGGCAAGGAGTGCACCGAACAGAATTACGACTGCACCAACTACCTCAATGGGGTGTTCCCAAGGCCGACCAACCAGTACACCTACCAGATCGGGTACTCGGCTGAGATGTGTGATGACTGTGCTGGGCAGATCATCAAAGCGCGTGATAAGGCTGTGGCTGAATGGAAGGCGAAACAAAATGGATCGTGACACCATCATCCGACTGGCAATCGAGGCAAAACTTGTTTGTGATTGGGACGGCGGCTGTGCTTCCGCTTGGGTGGAAGGGCACGACCTGACACCATACCTTGAACGCTTCGCCACCCTTGTCACCGCTGCCGAGCGTGAGGCGTGTGCGAAGGTGTGTGAGGAACCGGGCTGGAACGCCGCAAAGTGGTGTGCTAACCGAATCAGAGCAAGGGGGCAGGAATGAAGAAGCCATCTGGATCATTCCTCGCATGGGAGAACACCCTGTGCAATGCGTTAGACCACCCAAGGATTCAATCCCAAAACGCATGGGAGGATGGGTATGCGAGTGGCGTAGCAGCCGAGCGTGAAAAGTTTGAGAAGTTGATTGACGAACTGACCAACAAGTCTCTGCATGCACAGTTAAACGCTGTTGCCGCCGAGCGTGAAGCGTGTGCAGACATCGCGGAGAACTGGAGATGCAACGGTTGCCCACGCACAGTGTTGGCCGATCAGATCAGAGCAAGGGGGAAGGAATGACCCGCGACGACATCGAACACATGGTGCGGGAGGCAGGAATTAAAACCGGATTCGTCCTCCACATGACTAAGTGGGACAAAGCAACATGGTTGTTTATGAGACGCTTCGCCCGCCTTGTTGCCGCTGCCGAGCGTGAGGCGTGTGCGAAGGTGTGTGATGAATTTGAAACAAGCGTACATAAGCAATGGCATAAAACTTTAGGGCCAGATTTGCTAGAAAAAGCAATGTTGGCCTCTTGCTGCGCCGCCGCCATCAGAGCAAGGGGGCAGCAATGAGCGGCGACCACAACGCAAACCAGAAGTCTAAGCAGACCAAGGAAGAGCGGGAGTACCACCGCAAGCGCGGGGCCGAGATACTGGCGCAGATACAGGCGGCTAGGGAACCTAAACCCAAGATGCCCGTATCTGAACGCTCCATTCGCGTCACCATCGGCATGATGAGAACCCTCGCAAACAACATCCCCATCAGCCCGTTCCATTTACACGCCGCAGACCAGATGGAGCGGATGTTGGACGAACTGATTCGACTGAGGAAGAAATGAAGCACATCACCCTTCTCATGCGCTGCCATGCACTCTTGCGTAGAGTTGATACCGTCACGCCCGAAGGCCGTCTCACCCTGGACGGGGACAGACTGGCCAAAGAGATCACCGACTACATCAACCAGATCGGCAGTCACCACCATGACTGTTGGGCGCAAGGGCCGGAGCACTACATGTGCGCCTACGAACGAGTTAAACAACTAGAGCAGCAAATCAAGGACCAAGAGAATGTTCGTCCTGCCGCAGTACACATGGGACAAGGATCGTGAACTCTGTAAGAGATGTAAGCATTACCGACCGAGCCAAGACAGTGCTCGCATCTACTCTGGCAACTTGGTCATGCGATGCACCGCCAACCCGCAAAAAGGCTCCAAAGGAATCGGCACCTGCATCGACAACCGAACCCGGGGTCCATGTGGGAAAGAAGCCCGTCTCTTTGAAGCCATCGGACCCGTACCCGACGTGGCCGTTTACACAATTGGAACCCAAGTCGCTGGCCCGCTGGTGCAAGAAGAATTTAAACGTGCTGCATCAGATTGAGGAGGCTCCCTTTTGAACTACAGAAGCC